TGTCCGCAATCACAACCACGCCGAGACCGCAAGATACTTCTATAATCTTAAGCCAGATGCGTATGCCTACAATGAGAAACTGGGTTGGTTCCAGATACAACCATCTAACATTTGGAAGCACTACGAGAAGCAACCATCTGGTCTCCTTGCCGACATTTGGAACTCATTCAGAAAGTCAATCAAGGAACACGAGCAACTCATTGACTTGAAGGCGACCGATGAGGCCACCGCACTCATTATGAAGAGCCGATACAAGAACCTCACATCCTTCGCATCGTGTATTGGCAACAAGACATTCTGTGATGGCGTGATTGCCTTCTTGCCTTCAATGTATAATGATGACAGTCTGGACAAGAAGATGGATGAGCAACGCCATCTATTCGCATTCTCAGATGCGGTCTATGACTTGGAGCGGGGTGAGGCGAGACCCATCAAGCCAGAGGACTTTGTGTGCCTCAACACGGGCTATGCGTTCCCCAAGAAGCGTTTCGCAAACGCACAATCAGAACTGATTGATACAATCCGTTCTCTCTTTGAGACCTCAGAGGCTATTGAAGCCAAGAATGAGTTTAGCGAACTCACTGAGTATGCTCTCAAGACAATCGCTTCGTGTCTCAACGGCACCAAGAAGTATGAGAAGTTCTATGTATGGACGGGCAATGGCGGTAATGGCAAGGGGCTTCTATCGGAACTCATCAAGAGAGCCTTTGGCGACTATTACCATTCAATCCCTCATTCGTGCCTCACGAAGATACAAGATAAGAAGGATGCTCCCAATCCTCCCATAGCCAAGGCCAAGGGCAAACGCTTCGTTCAAGCGTCTGAGCCAGAGGCTGAGGACAAACTACAAGCGGGTGTGATTAAGGAGATGTCCGGCGGTGATGATATTATTGCGAGAGATATGTATCGTTCAACCGTTTGCTACAGACCACAGTTTGGTCTGTTCCTTCAGACCAATGCTATTCCCAAACTCAATCGTGCGGATGGCGGTATTCAACGGCGTATGGAAGTCTTGGAGTTCCCATTCAAGTTCGTGGTGGAGCCAACGGATGCTACACACAAGCCAATCAATGAAGACCTCAAGGATAAGATTATCAAATCACCCGAGTGGCGTGATGAGATGTTCCATATTCTGCTTGAGGCATATAACGAGACACGGCGTAATGGATTGATTGCCCCGGCATCTGTTCGCCAATCATCTGAGGAGTATATGGATGAGAACAATCCGGTCAAGGAGTGGCTCAATCGTTCATACCATATTAATAAGGATGTGAATGACCGGCGGTTCCAAATCTCATCATCAGAACTCCGCAATATCTTCCAAGCACAGACTAATCACAATATCAGCCCCGATAAGTTCAAGATGTATATGCTTCTTTGTGGCGTGGCTCAGAAGAAGGAGAGCCATCCATACAAGGCGATGAAGTTCAATGATATGGTGAAGGAATGGGAGGAGACCGAATGTGGTGCGGGTAAATACTGGTGTGGTATTTTGGAGAAGACAACTCCTCCACCGGGTTGAGGCGGGTTGAGCAAATCTAAAAATATTTTTATGTGTGATAAATAGATGACCCATAGAGAAAACTTTCTTAAGGCTAATAAACTGGAGGATAGGCCTTATTCAATGAAGGAACTCTCCAAGATTTCAAAGGTGCCACTCAAGATACTAAAGGAGGTATATAAGCGTGGTATTGGTGCGTATAAGACACAACCAGCATCTGTGCGTCTCAAGGGTTCCTTTGTGAAAGGTGTGAATGCTCCTATGTCTGCTAAACTGTCAAAAGAACAGTGGGCAGTTGCGAGAGTGTATTCTTTTTTAGATGGAAATGCTAAACACGATAATGACCTACGGTTGAAGGGTGGTATGGAAAGGGCGAATGCCAGAAGCCGGGCATCCACAATAAGTAATGATATACCCATCAATCGCAGAACAGAAACGGGTGAATATAGATTACGCCGTTCAGATGTTGAACGATTTGTAAGCCCTATTACTGGTGCGTTAATGAGAACACCAGCGGGATATAATGAAAGTCCATTTAGTGAGGCCTTATTCAGAGATGAACTGCCAGATAGAGAACTACCACCGCCACCGGTCAAGAAGGCTAAAGTGCCATATCCCAAGGGGGCTAATGCGATGGTAAAAGCCACAATAGACAGCACAAACTCTATCAATGAATACGCACACAGAAGGGCGATGGCTCAGTATAATAGAGAACACGGATTGAGTGGGCGTGGAGGGGATACAGATGATGAAAGAGACCTTGAAGAGGAACTCATTGAAGAGATTATAAAGAGGATTGATATGGCATTCAAGAGTGGAATGACGAATGAGAAACGAGATGATATAGTCCAGTTTATTATGTCAAAGGGTCATTCACAAACACAAGCACAGAATATGTGGAACAAAGCATTTGATATTCTGTATCAGAGACATAGGGAAAGAGATAAGGAGAATGAGCGTCCATTAGAGGGTGATGGTATGTGTGGCGGTATGGAGCGTTTGGATGACCTCCAGAAAGATTATACTGAGACTGGTGATGCCAATCGTAAGAAGCGAGAGGAGGAAGAGCAGAAACGCAAGAAGGCTGAGATGGAACTGCGTGTCCGTCAGAAGGAGTATGAGCAACACGCCTTTGCTTTTTTTCAAGCAAAGGTTGCCTATGACGAGAATGAAAAGAAGGCTGAAGGTGAGAGACTTACAAAGACCAAAAAGGATTATCTAAAGGGACTGGGGGACAAGTTGAAGGCTGAGGGTGAATGGCTCATAAAAAATGAGAAACACAGTCCCTACCCCACCGAAGATGACAACTCAATGGCGGAACAGATAAAACGGATTGATGATAATGTCAAAATGCGTGGCTGGGGAGAACTCAATGGATGTGGCATCTGGGATTTCATCAAGGATGCCGTCAATCCAAATAAGGTAATGAATGAGGTATTCAATCCAGCATCCGCAACACGCAAGAGAATATCAGATGTATCTCAAGGTGTGAGAAACTCATATCCTCCATCTGTCCGCTCATTCCTTGAGCAGTATGGAGACAAGATGATTATAGGTCTCAAAATCCGTAGAGACCCCGTTGGCGTAGCCATCAATATGGCATTCAATCTCCTATCGGCTGGAACTTGGTCAAAGGCCAAACAAGAGGAAAACTTTGATAGACTTTTTCATTTGGGTCTTATGCTTACCCTTGAAGGGAATGTTCCCGTATTAGTAGAAAAGAATGAAGTCATCTATGTTGGACGAGCCAAGCCAAATCAGCCAGATAGTGAAATCATTAATAGCCCCTACCCCAGCAACACAACCCTTACCGAGTTCCTCTCTAAAGGAGAAGCGAAGAAGGGAGAGGCGTTTTTTAGATACGACCCCTTCCAAGACAACTGCCAAGATTTCGTCTCCGGTCTCCTCTCAGCCAACGGAGTTCTTACAAGCAAAGCCCAGAAGTTCATCAAGCAAGATGTTGTTTCTCTCGTGGCTAAACTCCCTCAGTATGTTGCCCCAGTCGCAAAAGCCATTACAGACTTTGGAGCCAGAGTTAATGTAGCATTAGAGGGTGGTAGAGAGATGAGAGATAAACCTCCTCCGCTTGAAGCACTCCCCCCACCTCCTCCACCGTTGTATTATGATGCTACGGGATACGGATGGACACTAGCACAGATACAACATAATGTAGGTCAGATGGATATGGCTATAACACAAAATGGCTTTGGATACGATGAACTCACAAACTTTGTTGTAAATCTATATCCAGATAATAACCCAGATTTCCAGTTCTGGTGGAATATCTTACCTCCTCATCTACATCAGATGGCGACGGCAAATCAGAATGCGAATGACCTACATAATGGTATTAGAGCATCCAAATCTGGTTCTGGAAAACTAAGAGGTTGTGGAGCAACAGAAGACGCTCAGAGAGATTTGGAGGCATTAGAAAATGCCGTCCATCTTAGATTTACACAGAACCCTCGGTGGTTAATGGCGAATATGGCAGAAGAATATCGCAATGCTAAAAGAGGTATTGAAATCATCCGTCGGGCGTATGCGAGAGACCATTATGATGTAATACCAGAAGGCAGACAGTATAACTTGATGAGAAAGTTGTCAGACCCACTACAAGCAATAGCAGACAGAATACTTGCCTACATCAGAGAAAAAGTCAGAGATGCTCCAGATGCTCCTATGGAAGAACGCCCTACACGAAGAAACAGTAAGGAAGACTTTGATGCCTTTTTAGAGGGGATGGGACGATTTACGAAATCGGCGACCCGGGGCAACCCGAAGTTTGAAGCCCAGTTGAAAAAGGCTGGTATTGAACCGTCTGCTTACCTTGAAGAGGCAAAGAGACGAGCCAAGGAACACCACTACCCATATAAACTACTTGGCTTCGCAGAAGGAGACGCAAAACTGGCTATTCCAGATGAGAACGGACGGGTCATATCCTTCGGAAAGGTAGGCTATGGAGACCACATTATCTATTCACATTTGGAGAAGGCCGGAAAGGTTCCCAAGGGGACGGCTGAGAAGAAGAAATCCGTGTTCCACAAGTCCCACAGTAAGATAAAGGGAGATTGGAAGGGGAAGCCGTTCTCACCGAACAACTTAGCGTTGAAAATACTTTGGTAGGCCATCGGCGACCTTCGGTAAATGGCGGGATTGAAAACAATCCATTCATATCCTCTATAGGGTATGACTGGAATGTCTTGATTGTGGCGATATGCTCCATTCTATTATAGGGAGAGAACTGTGTAATGAACATCCACCGTGTATGGCTGGATAGTCTGTGTGCCACCCGTAGGGGCTACTGTGCTTTTAGCAAATACAATGTCAAATGTTCCAGTGTTGACACGAACAAAAGGAACACAAGGAGTTTCAAATACAATAGTTCCAGTGGAAAAAGAGTTTTCAACATAGGGTAGAACATTTGAGCCATTCTGAGCAACCGTGATTAGAACCTTACCCGTTGCCGTTGTCAAACCCGAAACTGTGATGGTTGTTAATGAGCCACCAGCAGTGGCTTGTGTTATTGTCACCACACCAGACAATACTGGAGATGGTGCGGAAATCGTGATGCTCTCGGTAGATAGGCTTGGCACAAGAGATATACCAGCACCCGCAACAATGGCGGTGGATACGAAACCCGCATTATTAATAGTAATACCAGAACCGATACCACTACTCAATGTTGTTAGGGGTTTCCAATCACTACTGGAAACTGGAGGGGCTGACCCACTGTTCTTAGTTAGGGAAAGGTAAAGGGGTAAGGCCTCATCTCCACCATCTTCAACATAGGCCGATACAACATCACCGGGGTAATATGTATTACCACTGTCCCAATATGGCTCACCATCGTCTATTGGAAGCCAATAGTTGGAGGCCACAGCATTTACACTATATAGATATAGCCAATCCGTATTACTGACGGCAGTGGCTGGGGGAGCATTCGTAGAAGCAGTAAGGGCTTTGAAAACTCTAAGTCCATCGGCGGAAAAATAAACATTATCAACAACACTCGGCGTGGTTCCATTATTCCATACAAAACCTAAGATTGTCCAGTCATCTCCAGTCTGTGCCGATGGTTGGGGGTCTCCAGCCGGAACATTACCTTGACAAATCCAAACAATCACATTTGCTGGGGCAATACCAAGAACACTATTTGTCACTATAGAACCACTAAGATATGCCGTTGTGTTGTTCCAAACAGTATATGCTCCAACATAGGGAGCAATCGGAATAAAGCCAGCCGGGCCATTGATGGGATTTATCGTTGGTGCTGTCGTTGCCACCACATTCTGTGTGGTAAATCCAGTTGTGCCATATGACACCAGAGTGCCGGAACTGTAGTTAGCATAAGTGCTTCCAACACGAACATACCACGGGAAGGACTGTGATGATACTGGCTGAACGGCAAGAGTTCTCGGGGATGTAAGAGTTGTATCCACGAGAGCCATTATATACTATACGATGATATTTTATTTTACATTAAACGGGCTGAAAGGCCACGACGGGAACCGGCACCCGTGCCATAGCCAACGGCACCCATCGCACCCTTGACCTTACCCATCATACCCTCATCGCCCAAGGCATTCTTGACCGCCGTGCCGATAGGCTTCGTCTGCTCGTAGATGTTCTTCGCCTTTGAGAACATATTGGCGAGGGAACTGAATGACACACCGCCGACGAGACGGGCAAGACCCGCACGGGTCTGAGCACCCGCCATTGGTGCTGAGATGATGTCTTGCTCGGAGAGAACGCCCTTGATGATGCGGGATGAGCCACGGATGCTCTCAAAGAAGCCAGAGTTGGCCGTGATGACATAGAGCGTAGGGACGACTTGGAATGTGAAGGTATTAACGACTGAAAGATTGAACTGGAGCGTGAAGTTGCCTACAAGTGATGGTGCTTGTCCGGGCTGGAGTGTAATGTCCTTTGAGGGCTTTAGCACGAGGAAGCCACCAACCGTGGAACGCAACTGACCCGCATACGAGAAAGGCTCAACACCGTCTGAGCCACCGGGGACGGCGTTCTCAGAACGAGCAAGGCCAGACCAAGTATTCCAAGGCATCTGGAGACCGTTGCTGACGGACATCTGGTAGAGTTCCTCCGTCGTGTGGGATGAGAGGAGACCCGAGAAGTTGTCAAAGTTGATTGAGAGAGGGTTCTTGATAGATGAGTTGAACGAGTTGGCGATAGGCAAGTAGCAATCACCGTAATCCGTGCCTTGGGGGTCTGGGAACGCACCAGACTTCGTAGCCTTGACATAGATGAGAAGGAGGTCTGGGATTTGGGGGAGCGTGATTGTCTGGGACTGGAGTTGGAGGACTTGACCGGGGTCAATCTGGCCGTTCTGTTGCTGGGTGATGTAGCGGGGAAACTCCATATAGGGAACGACTGACTTAGGAGGTAGGGGGACATCAAGGGAAGGCGTGAGGAACTGAACATTCACTACCGCACTGTCCCATACACCTTGGCTACGAGCCGTGTTCCAAGTGATGCCAGAAAGCACTGGGCCAGAACCCGTAGGTAGGGAATAAGGAGCCGTAGTGAGAGAGGGGGCTGAGGAAGGACCAGCGTTATTGCGGGTGCGGAGGATGCGTGATAGAGGGGCACCCGACTTGAAGTTCATAATCAACTGGATGTTGTTGATGCCGAAGAGACCCGTGTCATCCTCGCAATCATCCGCAAACACGAAGGGTGAGAGGACGAGTTTCTCCGTTGAGCGGAAGCGGAAGTAGAGGGGAACAGATGAGTTTTGGCCGGCGGTTCTGAGAACCGGAATGCCATTCACGAAGAGAACCGTTGAGGCACCGACAACATATGTTCCAGCCTTGTAGCCAGATGGGAAGTTGAGGCCATCAACAAGGCCAGAGGCACCAAGCGTCTCAAGGGGCGTTCCGTTCTGGTCAGTCCAAGAGAAGCCACTGAAGGCACCGTTGGGCTGTTCATCCACATTCATCGCCTCAGCAAAACCGGCCATAGGGTCGTTGATACAACGGAGAGCCGTGCCGTTCCACTGATACTTGTCAAGCATCGTGGGGCAAGTTCTCTGGAGCAAGTTCTTCTTGTAGTTCGTTAGACGCATAACCTCCATAAGAACATCTTGGGAGTTGATGACCGTTGTCGTGTCGTTAATCGTGGCCGTCATCGTCTGGCAGAGGTAGTTTAGAGGTAGGGGAGAAAGAGCACAATCTTGGCCGTAAGTGACAAGGGGGGTCACGCCGGGAACGGCTGATGTGAGGAACTCAACCGAGAGGTTGGCCGTCATCTGGAAATACGCCGTGCCAGACCAACGCACCGCTCTATCAACAAAAACATTCTCAGAAGGAACATAGATGTTAAATGTCTGCTGGGACTGTGTGGCAGCAATCGCATTGAATGGGGCATTCGTAAGCGAAAGGGCACCCTTCTCAACGGCGTAGCGGGGAGGGGACTGGATGATGCGGTCGTCAAAGACACTCTCCTTCTGAATGTCGGCACTCATTTCTATACTCAATGGGAACATTATATTTTTGGGGGAGTGTAAGTCTGTGGATAATATTTATCCGGGAACTTACGCTTCAGTAGAGAGATGTGCGTTCAGATTTCGCCATATTCAAAAGGGCATTCTTCTTTCTGAAAATCATCTTGAGGGAGACGGATGAAAGGTTATACATAGAAAGGGGATACAACTGGTTATTGAGACGGTTCTTCCAGAAGACTTGAATATCAATGCTTCTAATCTCGGACTTGGAGTTCTGGAAATCAACCATTCTATACTCGGCTTGAGGGGCGTAGTAAATCATCTTGCGGTATGCGAACGGGTCTAATGAAAGGTCATTCGCAACATCCGTAATGATAGGCTGGAAAGCCGATGGTGCCGTAGCGGATGACTGGCCAATGTTCCCCGCACCATACACATTTGGAGGAGCCGTCTGCTCGTTCTGGAGTGGGAGCAAGTTTGAGATAAACACAATGCTCTCAACCGGAGACCAGAGGGTGCTGGTGCTTTGGCACTCTTGCGTCATTACAATGTAGTTCGTTCCAGAGTATGGTGAAGCCGGATATAAATCTGTCGTGGGAACACGGTTGGCTCCTAATCCAGTTGGCTGAGCCTCCATCTTATAAACAAAGCCACTGGGGAAATCACGGGGATTGAGACCAGCCGACATTGAGCCATCACCAGCCGGTGTATTGTAATAGGTTGTCAAGAAGTTTGATAGAAGTCCCTCAAGGTTCTGGTTGAACCAAAGTCCTAAAACGCCGAAGCCACTATTTACACCAAGTGGCTGAGTATAGTAGTCTGGATATGAAATACTGAAGAGGCCAGTAGGGATGTCATAGGAAACAACTGGTGGAGGGTAATCAACAACCCAGTCGTCGTATGTCGCATATGGCTGAGTATAGGCAAGACTGACTGCTAAGGCTTGAAACTCAGCATATAGTTCTTGATTGGCAGACACTATTGTCGCATTAATAAGATTGACCCAGTGCTGGAAGGTTAGAACCCAGTAGTAGCGTGTGGATACATCTTGAGGGCGACCAAGTTCGCTTGATGTCGGAGACCAATATCTTACTGTTCCAACTCCAAGCACAAAATAGAAGCCGGTGATTGGTGTGCCGATAGGGACATCACTCGTTGCCACATAGTATGCCTCACTCACCTCGCCAGTCTGTGCGTTAATGATGGTTGGAATAACTACAATATCTCCCTTGTTGTATGCGAGGGCATTATTCCATACACCAATGAAGTTCTGGTTGGATGGAGGGTTAGGGGTTGGTGCGAGATTAGGGTTCTGGATTTCTGGAACATAACTTATATACTTCAATAGGCTACATAGATTGACTGTGTCTGAACCACCGGCCGTTAGGGTCACTGGAATAGAAGCCGACAAGCCTAAGCCATACTCGGTTAGATTGACATCCGTCTGCCCAGTGTATGACTGAATAGCCGGAATGAAGAGAGGAATATCCTTGTTTGGCCCATTCACCACAAACCGGATAATACTGAACTGATACTGTGAGGCATCACGCACTATCGGCTGAGCACGGGTCTCATTGAAACGGACTGGAGGGTCTTGGAACGCATATCCAGCCAACTGGTCATCGGTATTGTTGTTAATAATGGAAGCGTTGTAATAGACTACATCTGGGTCAGCACTTGACCCGACTGTCTCCCAGTTGCTCTGGTAGGAACGGCTCATTCTAAATAGGACATATATTTATTTCCCTAACTTCTGTGCGGTCAATGCCGATACGAAGTTGTCCGGGGTCATACCCGTGCTGTCCATCACCTTCTTGTATTTCGTTATGTTGTAAGGGGCATATAGGCACCGCACCACTGAATGACGGCCACAAGTATTCACATCTCTCTTCGTCTTTTGGAAGGCATAATGATTATATACAACCTTCTTGCCGGAACTTCGTAGTAGTTTTGTAAGATATGGAGAACTCTCGTCAAGTTCTTGGAGTTTAGATTGAGGGACATCACTAAGGGGTTCCTCTGGTGCTTCGCCATAAGGGTCAAAGTATTCTATTGTATTTCCCTTATTTAACATACAAACCCAATGACCCGAGTGATTGTCTTCCGTCAAGTAAAGCATTATACAACGACCCTTACTATCAAATGCCTCATCAATAGATGACATCTCTCCAAGTTGAGGGTATGTGATGATTTTAATGTCCTTACCCAGTATCTTTCGTATATCACTATCAGACAAGGGGTATGATTGTATTTCCTCCATCTATAGTAGATGAACTTTTGTTCTCCACTAAGGCAAAAGAAAAAGGTTGAGGAACCCACTGAACTACCACTATTCAAACCGGATAAACTCACTTTGACACGGAGTGAGGCAAGGAAGGTGCTTCTCCAGAAGGGGAACCTTTCTCACAGTCATATTCTATGGACGCAGAACTGGCTGAACCAGCGGATACGGGAGAGATGTCTTCCACCGCAACTGTCGGGTGCTGATGCTTTTTCTCAGATACTTCTTTTTTTGTCTCCCCACGATGCGACTTCGCTTTTTGAAAATATCCGCTCAGACTTCGTTCGTGCTTTTCCTTCTTTGGTTGTTCGGGATGATTTGTCTTTTCTGGATGCGTTGGCGTTGGAGGCATATCACGAACATCAACACCAATCTCCAACTGACGACCACAACAATCTGATACAAGACGACGACCCTTGATTGCCGTCCATACTCTATATGCTATTCCAAGAGCCACAACCGCACCAGTGCTTGTCAATGCCGTAGAAGTTGTATCCATCTATTAGATGCCGAGAGTTAATACGGAAGTCCTTTTAACACACTTGAATGCTATTCAGATGGCTCTATATGACATCTGGATAGAATGTAGGAACAATGAGTTGTCGGAAGAGATTGAGAAACAACGGAATAAGTTGATTGCGATTATCCGAACATTGGAGGTGTTGGAGTGAGTTCTCCACCGGGTTGCCCCGGGTTGCCCTTACCGCCAACTATTCTTTTGGCCCAATAATGACGAGAAATCCATACAAAACTTACGGTAGGCCAACCCGGCTTGACCCAGCAAGGAAATGTTAGATTTGCTCAACCCGCCTCAACCCATAACTCTTATCGTATCGTATTCCCAATCCAGCGGGTGTATGCGACTAAAACGGTTCCCATAGAAGGCCGATAGACCACACGGTAGAAGTAATCAAAGGAACTATCAAAATGATGGACTGGGTCAAACATTCTAAAAGTAGGCCATAAAAATACTTTGCGGTTTGGGCAACCCGCCTCAACCCGGCCGAACCCAGACTACTATGGATTGGCGATGGCGATGTGTGAAGTATATCCAACCTTCCAAATGGCACCTTGAGTTCCAGTATATGTAGCACCACAAGTGAAAGTATAATCAACTACCCGTGTGCCACTCAGAAAAAAAGAACTCGTGAAAGAAAAGGGGCAACTACGCACTGATAGGATAGTATTTCCACCAGAAGGCCAATCAACGGTAGGAGGTATTACATATTCATAAAACTTATTATTACTGGTTTCATCATTCGCATTAAGATATACAGTTAGGCCATCGGATACAGCATTATCAGTATAGGCCACTCCAGAAATAGTAATGATTAACAAACAGTTTGCCAGTGCGGGATTGGTAGTAAGATAAGGAATAGTAAGATTGAGGTCGCCGATAGACTGAAGGGAGCCGGGTTGTCCATTCACAAAATATGTTGTAGCATTTGTTCCTCCTTCAGTCCCACTTACGGATATAATACACGCCGAAGGTGAAACTGGAGAACTGTTCGTATTCAAAGAACTGTTCTGGAGTTGTGCGACACTCATTCTATTAGGGAAGGTTATTTTGGGATAAACACAAGACTATTCATATCTGTAAGTGTTGCCATCGTGCCACCTCCAGCCAGTGGAGGCGTAGGATAAGCATATACATACCACACTGCCCCCGGTTCAGATTTAACACCACTTGCCGTAATAGAGAAAGGTATAGGAACAGCATAGATATTGCTTCCAACCGCCCCCCATCGTGTCCCTCCATAGGTGCCGGTTCTGGCGAGGACATTACCTCCAGTCAGAGCATCCTCTATAGTAAAGTATATTTCCGTCCCCGCATTGACCGGAGTATAGATGCCGTTAAAAGCAACCGTAAAAACATCAGTAGCATTAGCCGAAAAAGCATATATCCATAACTGTCTTGGACTAACATTTGAGTCCAGAATAGTTATGTTGGAGGGGGATGGGGTAATAGAAAGGCCATTATACTTAGGGGATGAAAGCGTTTCAAAGGTGATGTTATTCACAAAACTGTTCTGGAGTTGTGCGACACTCATTCTATTAGGGCAATATTTTATACGGTTTCTGCGTATGCGATAATAGACGACGCAGTAGCAACTATAGAGCCGATTGGAATGGGGGGTGTGCCGATGTAGTATGCGAACATATCAAACATTACAACTCCAGTTGTAGTCGCATTATACTCTCCAACAACCGTAATGGTGTAATAAGAACCACTTACAAGTCCATTAGCATTAATAATCTGGGGGGAAACAAAATAACTAACAACACCACCAGCACCTATAAGTTGTATATATATATCGCCTTGAAGGTTATTAAAGAGCGTCGCAATCTGGACTGTCCCTACAATAACCGTTTTTTGTCCAGCAAAACAATAGATAGGAACACCCCCACCAGCAACACTGACTGGAATAGCCCCCGTTGGTGGAACATCAACTGTAGGGTTAAGCACAGTAGTAGGTCTTCCCGGATACGCTGGGTTCCAAGTGATATACGGTAGTGCTGAAGTTGAGCCACCCTCAGCATTAACATAACTGTTTTGTAGTTGTGCGACACTCATTTCTATAATGAGGTCATATATTTAGTAGGCCTTCCAAGTGTCAGCGGAGGCAGACTGCGTTGTTTTCAGAAATACATAGGTCTCTCCCGCAGTCAGAACTCCAGCAGACGCAGTTCCACCGGAGTTCTGTAGGTTCACATTGTTTGTTCCATTAATCTTTAGCATACACCACCATCCAGCGGGGACAAGAGCGTCAGAAGTGGGGAAGAAAAAATAACAACCAGCAGCAGTAGCATTTAACACAATAAATCCGCCGTGGTTTGTAGTATTAATGGCAGCACCAATAGCAACCCCACCCGGCACACCAGCAGTAGCATTTGTGAAAAGATACTGTGCCTCCTCTGGGGCTGGAGTGAGAGGGGCAAGGGGTCTTCCAAATGTCTTACCGAGAACGACATCTGGTGTCACTTCTACGCCTCTAACACCAACAAAGCCAGTTGTATCAAACTGTAGGTTATTGCCAGATGTGCCGATTACAAGGCCACTGTTTAGGGGAGCCGTTAATAAGGGGACAATCTGAACCGCAGTTGTCCCAGTGACTGATAGACCGGGGACTGGCGTAGCGTTGATTGACGCAACACCCGTAGCCGTATTAGCAATGGTAATCGTATCAGTAGTTGCGCTTGGTGTAAGCGATATACCAGAACCCGCCGTTAGATTAGTGCCTATTGAAACAATACTACCAGCAAGCACAGTAGTAATACCGGAACCGTTTGCTGGGGATGAAACAACCGCCGTTATACCACCACCACCGCCACCGCCACTTACAACTGAAGCATTCACGAAACTGCTCTGGAGACCGGAAGAACTCATTTCTATACTTAATCACAATATAAAAAAATCAGTGAATGAGAACTCTGGCGTGTTGTGTGGAGAGTAGCCACTGTGGATAATGCTTATAAACGCAGACCCAACGACCCATCTTCTTCAAATCTCGGACATCATCCTTTGTCATTCCGATATGCGTCTTGAGTAAGTAGCCGAGGGCGTGAAAGGATGTAGCCATAGGATAAACGATGATATGAGTGGCCTCGTTAAGCAACAGACGGGTTTTCTTATAGTTAGTAAGATAGTGTGAGAGACATAACATAGTAGTATTAGTATGCCGACCCATAGTGGCGAGGTCATCTATTAACTTCCCTACAACTTTCTCGGCATTGCCGGTAAGTGTATCATAATCGTCAAAAATCACCAAGCAATCTTTGAACTCATCCAACTCTGGATAATCGTCAATAAAAGACTGGATATTCACACGGTTCAAGAATGGAAGGGCATCAAGTGTGCTGTCCTCGCCCAACTTACTCACTAAGTAAATCTCACGGTCTGGGAATAACTTCTTGTAGCATTCTGCTACTCCCTTGGCTATGTAGGATTTACCAGAACCGGAAGCACCCGCAATATAAAATACCTCACGCTTCTCTGGGTCTGGTGAGGGCAATATCTGAAACTGACTATCATCTGGTAAATCAATCGTGGTGGCCTTGGAGGCATCGTGGAGAATGCGGTCATACAAGGCCTTCCCTAAAATCGTCTCGCCAACCAGTTGCTCGGAGGCCAATCCCTTGTCGTGGGCTTCTTGTAGGCGATTAATGAGTTGAACCCGTTCAGCCGGTTTCAAGTCCCGCAACTCTGTAGCGTATTTCTGGGGGTTAATCTCCAACTTGGGCTTGGAACCCTTGTGGTCATCGGCGTGAATGTATAGCACCTTGCCCTCATCGGCACCCCCTTTGACTATAGCAATCGGCTTGGCTCCTTTGACCTTATCAAATGATAGGCTTGGCATTTCTATATAAGTGGGTGAGATTTTTAAGAAAATGAGAAACACACTCAACCGTTAAATGGGCGATAAGCCATACCGCCTCTGAGCCGGGTTCCCTTGGATAGGTGGTCAAATAACTGCTCTTCTATGTGCCGTAGGATGGGTAAGTCGGCCTTGCTCTTGACCTTGGATAAGTCGGCCACAATATCCTTGGGGATGCCCTCAGTGTCAAACTTGGGTATGGGTGCGTCTCGGGTCTCAAGCAAGTCTCCAAGGGTCTTGATGTCTGAATAGAGTTTATAGAAACGGCCGAGTTCAGAGTTGATGATTTTACTGTAGCGTTTGATTGCCGGTAGGTCGTTCTTGAGTTTTGCGAGGGCAAACTTGCGTTTCAGAACCTTGTAGGGATTATCAACCTCCTTGTAATAGGCTATACTCTCCTTGAGAGATGCCTCGGGTTCTATGGAAACCTTATTGAGAGGCTTACCATCTACGATGAACTCATAGATGACTGAGAACTCAGTATAGACCCCTTTGACCTTCGCAATCACATCAACCTTTGTAATGGCTGGGGATTGAAAGGCCTCTTTGAGAGTATAGTCGGAGCCATCACGGAGTTTCTTATGACCCGCAATGGCTTCCTCGGGTGTCCAACGAACCACTTGGAACTTAATCTCTTGTTTGGCTACGAGATAGGAAGGCAGAACCTTCTTGGCTTCTTCGGCCTCCTCAGAAGAAATGATGCCATCTTTCAAAAGGCTTTCAACTTTTTCTGTGGCCTTCCGAACATTATAGTCCTTCTTATTTTGAGGGACAACACGCCACTTCTCTATTTCGCCAGATTTGATGTCGCCTATATCATAGACCCGCAAGTTTTTTATGATTTCCTTGAACTTTTTCACTAATCCGTCCAATGTAAATCCTTCCACTGTCTCATAGCCATCATAGTCTCCAGCATAGAGTTGAGACCTTAGAGCAGATGAGCCGACAACTTTCAATCCAGTATCAGTAAAAGTCATAGCATTTAATACTTTGACTGCTTCTGCGGGGTATTCTTTCGGAAAGTCCTTCGGCTCTAATATATCCATCTATATAATGTTGTTATAATCCTAAACGCTTGATGAAGTTGGTGCGTATGCTTCTGGGCTTTGAGAAGCCAGACACGCCAATCTGCCCCTTACCGTCGGGTAGATTATTGCCATAGTAAGTATTCACCTTCTTGGCAAGGGCTTGAAACTCAGAGTTTGTTAGACCCGCAAGGGCACTACGGTTCTGTAGGAATGGTGGGAGAGGCTTTGACGCTTTTGCCGGTGCTGGGGCGGGTTCGGATGCTGGTGTCTTCTTGATTTTAAAGACCCTCCTCTCAGCCTTAGGAGCCACAACATCATACTCACCCGTAGTCTCATCTCTACGGCTTACAAGTCTTGGCCCAGCATTGGAAGGATTTGTTCCAGTCGCATCCTCAATAAACTCCTCTTGACCTTCCTCTTCCTCTGGAAAGGATGGAGGAGCCTCATCATACTCTTGAGCCTCTTCTCCAGAAAAGCCAACTGGGCGACCACCCGTAGGGAACTCACCGGAGGCATAGGCAAATCTCTGGCGGTCATCATAAGAGAACTCTTGGCCACCATCACCTCTATAGCCGTGCTGACTATCCTCACGACGAACAACTGGACGGCCACCACGACCAGATGATGATGAGGATGATGAAACCCCTTGCCAAGAGCGTCTTGATGGGGCTGACCGGTCATCATCCGCAAAAGGTGTTCCACGACTAAACTCTGAGTTAGAGCGGTCATCCATTGCTTGTTGAGCATCCTCGGCAACAACAAACTCCTCGGGCAACTTACCACGGAATATCTTTGTGAAGCGTAGCGTCTTGATATACGCTTGTGAGGCGGACTGGCGGTTCTTGTAGGGCATTCCAACTGTCTTCGCCATATTATCAAGATAAATCTTCACACGCTCCCAGAACTCCTTGAGGGATAGATAGAGTTGCTGGTTCTTCACTGGAGCATCTGTCACTGGGCGAATAGTGAGTTCTCCGAGTTTAGGGAGAATACCATCGGCACTTGAACCGCCATCTATGAACTCAATCACATCATCAATATCCTCCGCACCACCAGTTGTGGCAAGACGCACAATAAGGGCAAAGGCACGAACACTATCTTGGTATGTGAGGCGAGACGCAGATGCCTCGGCCTCACCATCGGAGAGTGCGTTTAGAATGGACTGGAGGAGTTGTGAGAGTTCAACCTTGGGAACATCCGCAAGACTGGCACTGACTGGAGGTTGCTCACCAGCAAAGGGCATTGCTTGAGGAGGCATTCCATCCGCAAGACTTCCCTTGTATTCCGCAGAGAGTTTGGCGATGTTGTCAAACTCGGCAATACGCTTCTGAAGAAGAGCCATTCCATAAGACTGGCCTTGAGCGGAGCGTAGAACTCCACCAACCAATCTGCCACAAGAACCCGCACCGGAGACACCGTGTGCGTCTGAGAAGTGAAAAGGAGCATCTCCATAATCCTCACGGGCTGATGTGCCAGATAAGGCACCAGCAGAAGGATTGGCGAACTTCCTCTGACCCAGAACGGGCTTAGGCATACCGAAGAAGCCGTGGGCTGAGGAGTTTGAGCGTTTATACATCATAGTTGTGGCATCAACCTTCGCACGAACCATACGGTCTGCGTCGGCCTTTTTCTGGGCGTGATAATGGGCTTGGAAGTCATTGCCCGTTGTTGTCTGTAGGGCGGGTAGGCTTCCACCAGAGACATACTGCTCGGGGGAACCAAAACGGGCATAGGCATTCTGGAACGCAGTCGGCATCCCTAATCGTAGGGATGTCGTCTGAAACTTTTCGGTGCCGTATGCGGACATCTATATTAGTAAGAAAGATAATAAATGGAGGACAAATCTACCTTACACCGTTGAGTAGTATGTGAATGAGGCTAAGTCAAGACCAACATTTCTTGTCTGAACACCGGGTTCTACATTGAAGTCAAAGTTGATGTAGTATGATGTTGATGACGCAAGGCCTCTAACGGCAAAGGACTGATACTGATTGTAGGCTGTTGATGCGAAAGAGGAATATAACGGCTGGGCCGAGACTTGTCCCGGTATTCCAGTCCAAGAGCCGAGAAGTGTGCCAGCACCCACTGCGGATGTGCTTGAAGTTGTTAGATATACGGTGATGGTATAGGGGGAGTAGATGCCGACATTGATATTTACCCAAGGATTTGTTGAGTTCCAAGCCATCTTGAGAGAGGCAACAAGGTCTGGGTTAATAGATGCCGGAGTTGTGAAGGGTGTTGCGAAGGTGACACGGAAGTCTGAAACTGCCGTGCTTGTGTAGGACTGGGGAGCAAGAGGGCTGAGGCTTGGCTGGGGAGGTGTTAGGACTGTCGGAAGTCCAGCAGAGTTTCCACCTACGAATAAACTTCCAGTGCCTTGGATGCCGAATGTTCTGGGAGCACCTACAGTATTTGTGTCTGTGTTTCCACAAAATCTTGCTGAACCAATGATTTCTGTTGGTGTTACTACTGAGGTTGTTCCAACAAGCACAGATGGGGTAATACGCCCTACAACCGGGGCTACTGAGCCGTATAGGGGATATACTTGGACATAAAGTGGGTCCGCAAAGGGTAGAGGAGCGTTATATGTCCAATCGCCATCCGCATCAGCAAGAACAATATCACTGAACTGAACAACACCCGTAGTGCTGTTTGTGTTAATGATTAGTTCTGATACACCCAAGACGGCACCACCGCCAATCTTGGCAACATATGTAGAGCCACTCGTAGTTGTCTGTATTGAGCCTTGACCTAATAGACCCGTAATCGGAACACCCGCAACTGTGAGGCTTGTAAAAGAACCGGCACCACCTCCGCCTCCGCCTCCACCGCTTACAACTGAAGCATTCAGAAATGAGTTCTGAGCGGATGCTAAGGACATTCTATACCAAGATACGAGATTTTAATATAGGCCGTGTTCCTTCACATATTTTGATGCCTCAATCATTTTCATTCCCTTCTCCGCCATAACCTTCTTTACAATATCCGCCCGTTTGCGACGGCCATCTGAGGCACCCGCCGGGGCACGACGCTTCTTGCCACCGCACACCCCCTTGCCCTCATAGGCACCCGTCTTACCCTTACCCTCCGCAACCTTCTTTGAGGCACTTATGACATCACGAACTCCCTTAGGGACACCAACCTTATCACCGTGTTCCACAATAGCATCGGAAAGACCCCTAACGCCCTTCATACCGTATTCACCAACCTTTGAAAGGATAGGATGCTTCTTCTCAAAATCGGCATTGAAGTTCTTGTTGTGTTGCTGACGCATCTGAGCCACTGAGAGGCCGGACTTAGCCATAGGTGGCTCAGCATCAACCTCCTTTCTGCCTCCAGCCATAAGGACACCCTTTGAGAAGGCCTTGTGGAAGACCCCACCGTGGAGACCGTAGAGATGTCTCCCGAGGGCGTGTCCCATCTCACGAGCCTCTCCGTGTTCCTCATCACTCTCTGAATGAGCCTCAACCATCTTCTTACCACCACGGACTTGCGAAAGTCCCATAGAAGGTGTGGCACCGGCACCAACATTGCGTAGTGCCGTCTCACGACGGTTATTCAAGGTATTCTTTGGATTTACGGGGTTCTCCCGTTCCATCTGTTCCTCCATCGCACGGTCGTCTGCCAGAGCAAGGTGAGCCTTCCGGACTGCTGATGTCATCCTTATATTGAGAGCCAATATTATTATTCTCAAAATACCCCCAGCATTCTATCTCATTAAACTGCTTGTTAAATCTCATACCTTGTATTATAAGATTTGACTTATTTGCCGGAACGGTTAGTGTAAATGAGTTTCCAAGACCTTTCCAAGTGGCATTACAAGTCCATCCCCAATGAAGTGGTGTCAGTCGCATATATTATCTGCCGGTATATTAGATGCTACATTTTCACGCACTTGAAGGGTCTGGAATGGATGAGGATAAACGGCTAATCAACTCTAAGACCTCATACACACTCAAGGCATTACCGATGAAATGTCTGGAGTTCTATTTCAACTCACCGGAAGTGCCGAAGTCTATGAAGGATAAGTTATATGAGGCGATTGAACTGAAGGGACAAGATATGAAAGGAGGATTGTCTGGTGTATCCAAGAAGTCTGGATTTATCCGTCGTCTGATGTGGGAGAATAGTCATAAGCACGATGGGCAGTATAAGAACCCCACTTGGGAACTGGCGAAGGACAGTAAGATGAGCAAGAAGGCTAAGTTTGATTACAAGATGTTGGCATCAAAGTCTCAAGGAGGTCTGAATGAGGACGGCAATCCCTATGGTGCGTCTCCTTTCATTACGAAGCATTTCCAAGGAAAGGTTCCAGCCCCTAACATTAATCCGGAGACTGATGAGCAGAAGAAGGCTCGTATTGCCTTTACGAAGAAGAAGTTGGGTGTTCAGAATGAGGCTCCCGCAGATGAGGCCGAGGCTTCACAAATCCTCCAAGAACACTTCGGAAACACGGGTCAGCCCGGGTCGCCGAAATCGGAAACTATTCCAGAGGAAAAGGAGGAGGTCAAGGAAGAACCAAAGAAGAAGCGTGTATTCAAAATCCAAGAAGAACCCGAGGAGGAAGTCAAGGAAGAACCCAAGGAAGAACCAAAGGAAGAACCAAAGAAGAAGCGGGTTATTCTCAAACTCAAGAAGAAGCCAGAAGGTCTTCCAGCACACTTTGGAAATGTCCTTGCTCCTACATCTGATGCTCCTCCAACAAATGAGGCTATTGATGCTCAGATTGAGGAACTCAAGTTGCCCGATAAGTCTGATGCGGAGTTGAATGCTATTCTCAAGAAGGTCAGTGATGAGGAGGAGGCCAGAAAGATTTTAGAGGCCTTGTATGCTGATGAGAGTGCGAAGGAGCAGAAGGCCAGAAAGGAGGAGATTGCCTACTTGGAAACTCTCAAGACTGAGACAAACGAGGATAAGTCTAAGCGTGAATGGATTGCGAGAACGCTCAAGCGTGAGAAGCCCAAAATCCCTAAACTCCTTGAGGAGACTGAGAAGTTGATTGAGGAGATTGGAGATGCCTCAACGCAAGATGAGATTGTTCTTTATGAAACGCCACACGAAGCCCGTAATAAGACAAGCCCGTATGTGGAGGAATATCTCCAGCCTTTTTACACTATTCGTGATATTCTTAAAACTCCATACCACAAGGCTCCTCGTTTTATGGGGAGGGACGAATACCTTGACCGTCTCAAGAAACTATATGTGGAGGCCAGAGATGTCTATAAGGAGGCTTGGACGACGGAGATGTTTGATGACCGTTTCAATCCTAAGTGGGACAGACGGATGTTTTCGGATGCTGACATTATGGCTACTGAGCCACATAGTGAGAGGCGTAAGAAAATGGTTGAGCATAACTTGGATGCGAAGCGTTTGCGTAGTCCAGCAAGTATTTCTCTGCGTAGAAGGATTTCTCAGATGCGTAAGGAATATGAGACTTTGTTCTATGGTGAAACGCACAAGTATATTGGTTTCATTAATGCGGATGAATATAACTATTACCAGACTGATGACCGTCAAGAGGATTATACGACTGATAAATACCGTCTGATTACTGCCGAAGCCCAAGTCAAACTGGAGAGGCAACAAGCCACATATTTTATCAAGCGTGTTGAGGCTCGTGCGTCTCAAGTATTCAAGGAGAGTGCGTCTGAATATAATAACAAGGTCATCAAGATGTTGTCAGATGCCTATGACAAAATCCGTGATTTTGAAACGGCAGAGGCTCCCAAGGCCAAGGAACCTCCACCAGCCCCAGAAAAGTATGTGAAGCCCAAGATGGCTAAAATCCCTAAGAAGTTGTCTCGTGATGAGCGTATTGAAGATATTCTCAAGGATAATCCCAAGGCATCCCTTACACTCATTTCAAAGGCACTGAAGGCTCTTGGATTTGAAGGCTCTTCACCCGGTAATCTATCACCTCTTGTGAAATCTATAAAAGAGAGGCTCTCCGGCACCGGGTTGCCCCGGGTTGCCCATACCGCTAAGTTGTCTGGGGGTATAGCCTTGACGCATAGCACTCCCAAAGGTGTTATTGACAGTCTGAAGATTGAACGCAAACGCACTACCGCCCCTCCCTCAGTCATCCATAAGGCCATAGCAGATGTGAAGGCTCTTGAGCGTATTCCTTACAAGAAGATGTCAAAGGAAGAGGCCAAGGATTTGTATTGGGGAGAGAACCCCTTGAAGGATGTTCAAAGTGTTTTAATAGATTTGCCTATCATTGATATTGAGGACTTGAGAGTTCGTGATGTTCGCAAATCAACCATATTCCATACTCCAGCCACTATGAAGCGTGATGGATTTACATTCAGAGATAAGGGATGTATTATAACCCATAAGGGGGAGATTATAACCATTTATGTCACTGGTGCGGATGACCGTGCGGTGCGTGAAGGAGCCAAGCATCTTGAGCAACTCATCGGCCAGATGAAGGAGTATTACCCCAGAAAGGCTGATACATTCTATACGGGTTTCACAATCACGAAGGATGTTAAGAAGCAGAAGGAAGCCTCAGCAGAGAAGTCTAAGAACCCTCCCAAGGCCAAGTATTATGGATGGAATGCTCTGGATGGAATGATTAGATATTTCACCGCTCAGCAACACGGTAATGTGATTTCCTACCATCCCAGAGATGTAGAGGCAACATATGACAATGATTTCCTCTACAACCTTGTGTATTCCTACAACTCCATCTACGCCTTAGAACGCCGATATGCTCCAGCAGTTGCTGAGTATCGCTTACAGAAGGCCAAGGCAGTTGATAAGGCTCAAGCAATACCGGGCGACCCTATCTCGCAACTCCCAGCAACATCCTTAGGGGCTTCTCAAGATTTTGCCTCTGCTCTACACGATGATAGTGGCATCCGAGGGATTACTGAGACAATCTTGTGGTCAAAGGTTTCCAAGGGGAATAAGTCTTATTTCGTGAATGACCAAGCCAAGATGGCCTTTGACCTTTCCAATGATAATGCGATTATCCTCATCCCTCCTAAGATTTCTCACGGCACTGCCAATACTGGTAAGCACGGTGGTGCTGGATTTGTAATCATTACAAAGGCTAATCAAGTCTGGGATACACCTAATAATGTGGCCTACCAGAAGGCTTGGGAGAAATATACTCATTCCAAACAATCCAAGGATGACTTCCAGAAAGCCAAGGCCTCCCTTAAGCCCCCTAAGGATGCTGAGACCAAGGCGACTGATTAGCGGATTGGGCAACCCGGGGCAACCCGTAAAAATACCTATTCACTACTGTAGAGAATGCTACACATCTTGGTAGGATACTTAATCGGCACTGAGATAGGTCATCAGATATTCAAGTGGAAGTATCCGGAAGCATCAAAGTATCCAACACCTTCATAGCCTCCAACAATCTCACACGAACTTGCTGGAAGTCTTTGATTTCTGCGAGTAGTCTGGCCTCGTAAATATAGGCCATAAGAACAGTCATCAAGCGGTTTTCCATCAAGCGGTTCTCCATATACAAATGCGTATTAATATAATAATAACAAATCTCCGCACCGAACATAATGGACGCTCCTCAGAAGAAGCCCCGCACAAAGAAGCCCCGGCCAATACCAGAGTTCAAGATTGTCCGTGCGACACCGGAAGCCCCAATAGTTGTCTCCTTCAAGTGATGCGTAAAAAACCTCATAAATATACATCCGATGTAAGTATATGAGTTATGCTGAATACCTTGAGTTTGCGGGAAAATGCGATGCGATTAAACAGTCTATTACCAACGACATCTCCTACTATAAACGGGCTGTGGGTGATGTGGCGACAAGTTATAGGCGTGTTATTCTTGACAAGTGTTTCCAACTGGCATCTATTCAAGGTAAGTTTTACTACAAACAAATGGAAGAGTGCGTGAGGCTCCAGAACCTTGTAGAGGGTGCTACGCCTCAGATGACTGAGGAAGAGTGGGCGACGCTTCTTTCAAGTATTTCTTCTGCTCAGTAAGTGAGTGTCCCATCTTCTCTGCGTCATCCTTCATCTCCGAAATATCCATCTTATTAGATAGATAGATATGTCTGAGCATAGACGACCCGATGTTCTTTTCAAAGACATTATTGAGAATGCGAGTAATAGAGTTTGCTTGTGTAAGAGGTTTTCCATCGGCACTTACAAGGAGACTGAACTCCTTGTCCTTCTTTTCTTCTGGAGTTGTTGGACGATATTTGAGATAAGTGGTGATAATCCCAGCCAGACTTTCCGGTATGTCAATCTTCTGGGTTCCATACTTCTTGGAGGTCTTATACTTGTTGAATATAAACTGAACTGGAACCTTCTTGCGGATGAGTAGATAGTTGTGGTCTTTGTCAATATAGTCCAACTTCTCCTTGGCTCCAGCATAATAGACCTTCATATCCAGATAGTCTTGGTTTCTGCGAGGAGGGACATCTATGTAGAGACTGAGGACAAGATGGCTAAGGATGTTATTATACTCAGCCGTTGAGACCTTCTTGTTGGCAGAAGCCTTTGCGACTGCCTCACCCATATCAGCCCTCTTCTTCTCAACCTCGCCCCAACCAATCCACGCCTTCTCTTGTGTCTCAGTCTTCTTGGCCGTATCAATCTCCTTGGCCTCTTCAGCCTTCGCCATCATCTTATCAAAGTAATACTTGTGGGTGGCCTTGAAGGCCTTCTTGTCATTGAATAGGGATAGGACAGATGCGACTGACGCATAGATTGTCTTCTTAGTGCTTTCAGCATAATCGGCCATACGCTTCTCAATCGCCTCAGTATCACGAAGGAAGGTAAGGGATTTGAATGGCTTCTTGTCATTCAACATAAATAGGGTCTTGAGGTAAGCAGATGCCGTAGCATCAGACAACTTGTGGTTGTCCTTGCCATAAGTCTTATCCAGAAGCAACTTGTGGAGGTTTAGCATAAACTCATTCGTAGCCATTGAAACCATTATAACCGGAGGAGATGTTTTTTATCTGGGAAACAAACGCATTCAACTTTATTACTAAGTGCGTATTTTTTTAGGGCTTCTTTTATCTCCGGTTAGTATAATGGAAGGAACTCTCGCCAATGCCCTTGAGGAGGAAGTGAAGGTTGTTGGAGGCTTAGTCCCAGATTTTCGTGTTGAGGAGATTGTGAAGATGCTTACGGTAGGTATTGTGAATAAGCCCACGACAGTTTCAGAGGCACTCACGCTACTGGAGCATCTTGCTCTAAAGCACATTGAGCCTTTGATTGATACTCTCCGGGCGTGGGCTTTATCAGAGGTTCCAGAGGGCGAACGCAAGATGGCTGAGATTGCCTTGAAGTCGGCAGAGATGACTGCGGAAAAGAAGGAGTAATAATGTTCCGGCCACTGGTAGATGAAGACGCAACGGGCTGACCTTGAATATGGCTTCCAGAAAGAACTTGAGAACTCAGATAAGATTTCAAAGCATCTTGGAGTATATATGATGAAGTTGCCTCAGTATCACACGATGGATTGGGTGGAGTGTATTCCCTCAGAAGGTGAGCCATTCTACGCAGAGCAGAAGGCACGGAACATATCCTTTGAATACATCAATAACTGTTATGGTGGAACGGTATTGATTGGAAAGAACAAGATTGATTTCATAAAGGCCAGTGGAGAAGGCATCTTGTATTTTGATTTACGAGGTGTTCTCTATTACATCCAATACGATGAGCCTCTATTCAACACCTTTGAAACAAAGGAGTTCATTAGAGGTGGAAGGTCTGATTATGTGGATAAGGAACACGAGGTTGTTTATATTCCAACCAAGTATCTAACACGGGTTGAGGCGGGTTGCTGAAATCTAAAAGTCCTCAGTAAGATTGAATAGGCTCTCATCTGCCC